CTGGCCGCAGTATTTGGCTCACCATCGCCATCTGTTGTGGCGCAATAGGATGCACAACGGTAAAGAAAGCCACGGTAGTAGCAACTGGGGCGGCCCTGGGTGCAACTGCGGGGACTGTCTTATCGGGGGGTGTCGCTGCACCGATACTGGGCGCCATGACGAGTGCTTTTGTAACAGATGTGGTGACGGAGATATCTTACAGGACGGCGGTGAGTGATATGGATTGTGCACCAGACAACATATGGACAATACTTCAATCTCTAGTGCAGATTGGGGGTTGGGGATTACTTCTAGTATTAATAGGGCCAATGATAATCGGATGGATATTGCCAGGACCATTAGAAAAAAAGCGCAAGCAGTAATAGTAGCATTATTACTATCGTCAGCAGCTAATGCTGACCTACATGGTAGTAGAGCAAGTTTCCTGATGCTGGATAGTAGGTGGATGACGCTTAACTATCTACACCATAACGCAGATAAAAGTAAAATGAGAGCCGCTGCAATAGCAAACGGTGACACCCACATTTATCTATACAGTCGAAACGGTGGGGATGGATTCAATGGAGGCCCCGATTTTGATCTTTCCATTATCACCCCACAACCAGATTGGGAAGTGCAACTGAATACATTGAATGCCGCAGGGTTAAGCCCTGTCATGTGGCTTACACCAGACGATAGCCCAAGCATCACCTCTCAATCACTAGATGCTCAGAAGGCTCACTTCAGCGAGATCGTCCGTAGGTTTGATGACAAGGTGACTGGGTATGTTACCTGCCTCGAATGTGATGAGTATTGGGATGCCGCGACAACTAATGCGTTGGTCGCCCACTTAAAATCAATCACTGATAAACCAGTTGGGGTTCATCTAACATCTGGTATCGGTGGACACAAAGGGAATAAGGAATACTATGCAAACGCTGATTATGTCTTTCTTCAGACTGGTTGGGATAAAACCCCCGCAGAGATTACTGCAATGGTTAAGCAAGCGATTGCTGTTACAGGCAAGCCGGTGGTTGCGTCAGAGTATGCGAAGGAGAGTAGATCAGCAGCGGCTAGGACGTTAGGTGATGCCGCTTGTCTAGCTGGCGCGATAGGCACAGGAAACGGAAGATCAGTAGATTTCTGCGGTCAGAGAGAACAGAAGAAGGTTCACTGGTATAAGAAATACGAAACGGAAATGGTTGTAGCAGGGGTAGTAGTGGCGACCTTATACGCGGTTACACGATACAACCTACCGCTCCAGTTGAGAGCAACGGAAGACGGCTATCAGATTGGCGCGATGAAGAAGATCGCCAAGAGTCAGTCGATAGGTTTGAACTATAGCGATGATGAGTCATACATGGCCTACTACAGGATTGAATTTTAATGGCTACTATAACATTACGAGAAACAAAAGGAAGTCCATTATCTTTCGCAGAGATGGATGGTAACCTTACAAATCTGAACGATGGCAAATTAGAGGTCATTCAAAATCTTAACATAAAGAGCAGTATGAATGTCAACACAGACTATATTGCTGTGTACGATTCATCTGGAGGCGTGAACCAAAAGATGCTCTCCAGTGCAACTGCATTCTTTAATAGAACTCTGATTATAAAAGTTATTGCAGATTCTTTACCAACATATGTTGGAGATGGAATTGCCAGAATTACAATGCCTATTGATCTTAATGGTCTTGGTTTGTCTAGTGTAGGCGCTCATGTGTATACGGCAGGATCAGGAAGTACAACGATTGTACAGATTCATAACCAGACAGATGGTGTTGATATGTTAAGTACACCATTAACCATTGATGCTGGTGAAGTGGACACTAGTTCTGCGGTAACTCCCGCAGTAATAAATGTCTCTAATAAAATTGTAGCAACCGCTGATGTGTTAAGGTTTGATATAGATCAGATTGGTTCTACAGGTGCGGCTAACGGACTAGAGTTAAGGTTAGGATTTACAGGTTGAGTGGATTTATAGGATACCCACCCTCTGTACAGATTTTAACACCAGTCCCAGATATATTCGTTGCGGTAAATTCTGATAAAGGAGATATAAGAGATAATATAAAACATAATATCTCTTTAGGATTACAACAAGTCCTTCCACATGAAACGCAGTGGGAAAAAGAAATATGTTTAGTAACTGGTGGACCATCATTAAAAGATACAACCGCGTTACTAAAAGAAAAGTTTGAGTCAGGAACTCCAATAGTAACTGTAAACGGGACTTATAAGTATTGTATTGATAATGGAATTAAACCATCTGCATTTATAATGTTAGATAGTAGAGAGTTTAATAAAAGATTTATAGAATCAACGATTGATTCATGTAAATATTTGATTGCATCTCAATGCCATCCAGAAGTGTTTAAACTTTTAAAAGAAAATAATACTTGGTTGTGGCACTGCGACACACAAGACGAGAACATTGATTTATTAAGAGATCAATACGGAGAAGAGTACAAAGACTTCTTCCCAATAATGGGAGGGTCTACGGTAACATTGAGAGCCTTACATCTATTAAGATTGTTAGGGTTCCACAAGTTTGAAATTTTTGGGTTTGATAGTTGCATCATGGATGACCATCATGCTTACTCTCAACCGGAGAATGACAAAGAAGAAGAGATTGATTTAGTTGTAGGTGGGAAACAATTCAGATGTACTGTAGCCCATTATCACCAAGCGAAAGAGTTTGTTCAGTTAGTAGGCGTTACAGGTTCTAACTACGATCTTATTGTTCACGGTGATGGACTTATATCACACATAATTAAGAACCCGTCTTCTTTGAAAATTTCTATTTAATGAGTAATATAGATCAGTATAAAAAGTTTCACTCTATGGATGACAGTCATTACTGGGGTGATATGCTTAGGTTTAATACTAATCAGATAGGTAGGTTAGTGGAAGAGACTAAATCGAAAACGCTAATGGATTTTGGTTGCGGCAAAGGCAAACAATATCTTGTTGAGAAAGAGCATAAGAGTTGGGGGGTTATGCCTCACTTGTATGATCCGGGTGTAGAAGAGTTCTCTGTTCTTCCTGATTCTATGTTTGATGGAGTAATATCCACAGATGTTATGGAGCATATTCCAGAAGAAAGTATTCAAAGTTCTCTAAATGAAATATTTAAAAGAGCAAAAAAGTTTGTGTTCTTGGCAATATCAACTAGACCGGCAATAACAATACTTCCTAATGGTGATAACGCTCATTGCACTGTCAAACCTATTGAATGGTGGCATGAACAAGTTGTTAATTCAAATGTTAAAAATGTATATACACATTTAAAAACATATGGTAATAGTAGTGGGTATAGAATGTATTATTTGCCCAGTGAAATTTTTATAAAACGATTGGTTATATAGGAGGCGGCTTCAATGGCGGCTACAGCATGGAGTTTTTTCAATAGTTTCCGTGAGTATCTAGGAAACGGTCAGTTTGACCTTGACGGCACTGGCGTTAATTTTTTTATGGCACTTCATACAAGCGCGGCTAGTGCAAATGTTGTTAATGTAGCGTTATCAACTCAAGCCTCTCTTGCAAACGAGGTTGGCAATGGCAATGGGTATGCAACTGGCGGTTTGTCAGTTAGTGCTAGAACTTGGGCATCTGCCGCTACTAACAAGTATCGGTTTGATTCTACCGCTGTAGTATGGACTGCAACTGGTGGAGATGTTAATAACGTGAAGTATGCCGTCATCTACCAGTCTGGTGGAAAACTAGTGTGCTATTCCAAGTTAACTACTTCCCAATTCAACCTGACCCAGAACAACACACTCACTGTTACTCCAAGTAGTAGCGGTGTTTTTGAACTTACGTAGGGGGTAACATGGCACTAGAAACAGCAGCATGGGTAACTCAATTCGTTGACACGAACCCTACGGCTACAGACCCTGTAAGTCAGGGCGATGATCACTTGAGGATGATCAAGACGGTTTTGAAGAACTCATTTCCCTCAACATCCACTACGGCGATTGTCCCTAATGTATCTGGACAGACAGGTAAATACTTAACTAACGATGGCACTGACACTTCATGGGGAACCGTAACAGCGGCCAGTCCCGGATTTGCAGTTGCTATGGCAATTGCTCTCTAGGGGATTAATATGGCACAAGATTTTGAACGAGCGGCCGCAGCAGCAGTAGGAACAGGCGAAACCGCTCTAGTAACTAGCAACTCAGATGACGCTCTCATCGGAATCAGAGTTACCAATATACTAGCGGCGGCTGTTACTTGTGACTGCTATATAGATAAAACAGGGTCTGGAACAGACTACCACATTTGTAAGGGTCTGTCTATTCCACCGAACTCTTCAGTAGAACTTATTCAGGGTGGCGCTAAGATTGTAATGCAAACCACTGATGTTCTAAACATTAAATCAGATACAGGCTCTGCGCTAGACGTATGGGTTTCGTATGTAGATAGCATT